TAACCTAACTCGTACATTTTAATCTTCTCCTTTAATCCTGTTCTAAGTATAAAATTAGCCTTATAGATTTATTCTCTACAAGGCTATAAAAGATACATTTCATTGCATTTTTAATCTGCTTAATATTTTTATTATAAGTTCACTATAACTACAATGGTTTCTTATAAGGTTTACAGTTATGTTTCCATGCTGTTATTTTCACTCTAACTTCACCTTCGTCTAACGACCAATACCAATCTCCATCGTGTCTATACGCAAATGCATCACAATGAGGCTCATGATCATTGTATCCAATATATGTTACTTGTACATCTTCCATATCATCTGGAAATAAACCAGAACTAACGGGAGTCCAACTATTATTCTTCATAATATTTTCCACCTTTCTTATGGTATATAATCAAATTCTTTTAAACCGCCACTAGCCATCATAAATGCTTGCGCAGCTTCACTATATGTTCCATCAAAGTTTCCGTTCTCTGTATCGTAATCACTAACATGATCTCCAATTCCCATCTCATAGAAACAAAAGATATTAGATATGAGATTTTCCATATCTGTTTTAGGTTCATATCCCTGTTCTCTAATCCAGATTGTCATATAATCATAATCACATAATTTTTCTTTTGGATATGTACTATAATCTTTTTCCTCTGTCCATCTTCCGTATGTGTCTACCATTCTAACAAGCCTCCTTATATAATGGATTTACACCAGCAGATTTTTCAATAGTCTTTCTTGCATTTTCAATCATCTGCTCTGCATTTCCCATCTTGTCAATGTTTACTTTTAAATTTTCCATAGCTTCTGAACGTGTTTTTCCTTTTGCAATCAGCAAACCAACTCTTTTAACAGATATTTTCCATTCGGCATTATCACGTAAAATAAAGAAGTCTATTCCATATTTAGTAAAGCATTCCGCAATAACTTTTCTCCATTCAGAATGATCTTTATTATGAAATGCAATGTAAACTTCCTGGATATCCTTTTCTTTCTGTTCTGCTTTCTTACGTGGCTTATACTCAATAGATTCTTTAAAATCTGAACTTGTGATACTTTCCAGATATTGCATTCTTTCTTTATAACCTTTAGGAAGCTTCAAGCCTGTTACACATTCAAAGATTTTAATACTTGCTTTATTTCCATTATGTAAACGTTCTTTAATCTGGTTCTTGCAATATGGAATATCATAATAATGGATTAATGGTAATAAATTATAATTCCATTTCTTTTCCATGCCATATACATCAAGAAAAATATCATCAATAATTTTAGTTTCCATTTCTGGTAAACGTTCCATATCTTCTGCAAGTAAAGTCTTAACACGTTCTATTTCTTTCCGTTCCTGTTCTGCTTTTTCCAACGCAGCACGTTCATTTTCTTCCTGTAAACGTTTCTGTTCTTCCATACATACCCTGTGATCTGCAATAGCTTTTTCCATAGCCTGTTCTGTATTAATTCCGTTATCAATAATATATTCTACAAAATCATATTGTGTTTTATTAAGTTCAGTATACATTCTTCCTTCTGGTTCATAAAATTTATATAAATTTTTTGGCTTACTATATTCTCCGTCATGTTTCATATATGTATAGCCTTCTTCTTTTTCTAAATAACATCCATCTAAAAGTCTCATGCAAAGATAATCTACTACATTATAAATTTTATTATCATCTCTGCATAATTTACTCAACATATTTTCCACTCTTGTTTTCCGTGGTTCTTTGATATTATCTGTAAATCCAAAATAAAATCTATCTGTTTTAATCATGTTCTTATACCTCCATCACTCACTTTTAAAACTGTCTAATACGTTCTTTAAATTTTCCAACTGATTCTCTGCTTCTGTTCTTGCGTATTCGTCAACAAGAAATTGTTTTCTTTCCTGTCTGCATTCTTCAATAACATTCTGTAATTGTTCATCTGTACTGTTAATCATAACTATTTCCGCAGCTTCCCAATCCTCTACATCTTGCATTTCTCTTTCATCAAGATAATGATTATATAAACCACGTTCCTGTAATTTCTGTTCTATGTCATCGTCTGGAATAGGAGCATCAATCCAATTCTGCATACAGAAATGAATTAACTCTAAAGATTTTCCGTTATATGTAGACATATGGAAACTGTTTCCACCAGCTACGTCATACCACATTGTTATAATTCCGTTTTCGTCCATTTCCACAATGTAACGCAAGTTTGGATTCTCTAAAGATTCTTTATATCCTCCCGTAAATTTTCCACTAAAAAAGGAAACTAAATTGAATTAGTTTCCTTTTAGTATTCTCTGTTATTCTATTCTTCATCATATCTTTCATTAATGACATCTATAATATCATCCAGATACATTTCTTCATTGTATGTTGATTGATTAGAAATTTCTAATATTTTATTATCTATATCAAAATTAAAATAAATACCGTAATCAATTCCTCCTGCATTAATTGTCACTGTCCATTCATCAATGTTATTTACTCCGTTATTTACTTTATTCAAACAATACGCAAGTGAGTTTACACTCCTTTCAATATCCACTGAATATCTCATGTTTATTTCCTCCTATTCTCACATTCCATAGAAAACACTTTCTTTTCTATGTCTATCTCTTTCAAAATCTTCTTTGACATAATCCCATTTTATAGCGTTCTCTATAGCGTTTAATTCATCTATAGACAGCTTTTTGTTTCCGTTCCATATGTAGATAGGATTGACTTTAAAACGTATGTATTCAAGCGGTAAATCGTATTTTTCCGCTAGCAACTTATAGAATTGTTGCTTGTTCATAATATTTCAACTTCTTTCACATTCCATGTGATTCTTGTTAAATCATCAGAAATTTTTCCATCATAACTCTGATGTGTAGAATCCCATATAAGTTCTACTGTATCATCTGGACGTACACAAGCCCATAAATGATCATGATTTACTTTTGTGATACAGATAATTCCTGTATCGTTAAATGTTCTATGCTTTTCTGCTCTTTCCTGTTTTAATAATTCCATTGCTTTTTCATAATTTGTCATGCTTTATCCCTCCATCACGTTCTGACCTATTTATATTATTGATTATATTACAATGCTTTTAATTTCACAACACCATTATATATAGTAAATTTTCCGTATACATAATTGTCTTGTGTAAAATCGTGGTCGTAAACGTGCCATAATTCCAATTCAGTGTTACATTTCCATCTGTTCTTATTTAAGATGTCGCAAATTTTCTTTGCACTTCTATCCGGAGCAAAGAAAGCATATGTTTTTGAATGTAGATACTCCGTTCCCTTATTTGTCATTGCAATTAATTTCATGTTATCAATTCCTTTCCTTATATAATGTGTTCTGTTTAATCGTTCAATCGGCATACAGAAATATTTCCATATGCCTATCAGCGGTCAAACATCATTCTGTTAATTCTTCTATTGCTTCACATAACTTTAATAGTGCAGCATAGTTCTTTCCACCTTCCTTATATATAATTAATATCCTTTTGCAATG